AGCCAGATCCTCGCTATCGGCTTCCATGCCGAAAATGTGCTCGATGCGTTCGGGATTTTTGGCGTTGTCGAGGAATAGTTTGCGAATGCGCGCGGCTTGTTCGGGCCTGCCGCGCGTCGGGTGAATGATGGAGATGGTCGGTTCTTTCTGAGCCTTGAGGCGGGCGCGTTCGATGTTGTCGGCTTTGTCTATGTCGCCGGCCATGCGTAGCCATTGCGTCCACAGGGCTTCCCCTGCCCATCCGTAAAGCCCGTCTCGGTGGGTCCACGGTTTGTCTATCGGGCGCGGCAAGGCCATCATGGCCCGGATGTAGGCTTCCGAGTTGACCAAATCGCCAAGGTCAAGGTGCATTGCGCCTAGCAGGGCCAAGGCTTCGCGGCGGTTCGGTTGAGTGCGGTAGGCCGAATGCAGAGCCGTCATCATCGCCTTGTATTCATGCGAGCCTGTTTCCAGCACTTCGGGGCGCGCCAGTTCGCAAATGTTAAGGCACAATTCGTAGCGTTCGGTTCCTTTGAGGTCGGGATGGGCCAAGGCTTGCTTGGCAAGGGCCATCGCTTCGGCTTTGCGTCCAAGGCCCATATATTCGCCATGCAAGTGGTAAATCTCCGAAACGGTGCGGTCGGCTTCGGGTATGGACTCAAGGATCGTGACGTTGCGGCTGCCGCCCTGCTTTGGTTCGTCATCTGGTAGATGCACCACCACCGGCTCGTCGCAGCGGGCGATGCGGGCATCGGGGACGAGTTGGAAATTCTCGTGAATGCGGTTGACCCACTTGCCTTTGTCGCGGCGCACGAGGCGCTCGCGGATGTTGTGAGCGATACCTCGGCCTGCGACATCGTGGAACAAAGCGAAGGCGTCGAAGTCCTCGCCGTGCTTTTCGAGGAGTTCGTGCAAAGCGGGCGCGAAGTTCGGGCCCGGCGTATCGTCCGCGTCCACCCACAGCGCCCACGGTTTTGTGGCGAGGTCGAAGGATTTCTGGCGGGCGGCACCGAAGTCCGAAACGTGCGGCCAGTTTTCAAATTCTGGCGGGTTGTTCCAGACATCGTAGGTCGCGCCATGCTTCTTGCAGACTTCCGCGACCATAATGCTCTTGGCCTCGCCACCTGGCGCGTGAACCACAACCATCTCACTGACTGCGGGACCGAATAGCGTGAGGCATTTGTCGAGCCGCTTCGGCTCGTTCCCCACGATGACGCAAAGCGCGATCTGCTCGCGCGGGCTTTGTTTCTCCATCTCGGCGGGTGCGCCGCTGTCAACCGGACAAACGAAAACCCCCGGCGTTGGCCGGGGGCTCCGTGTTGCGTATGAGATGGAGACGAACTACGCTCCGAGAGCCAATTTCGCGGCACCCGTGATCGCGCGGCTGCATCCGAAGACGCATTCGAACGAGACGTAATGCTTGCCACTCGACGGATTGTAGTGGCGGCGATAGCCGAGCGTCAGGCCGCTCTGCGGATCGTTGACCACTGTCGCGGCGAGATACTCGCTCGGGGCCTGGGGCTCGAGAGCGCGGACGGCGATGGCGGCGGCGTTCGGGTGAACGGCCATAGCAGCCAAGCTGATGCTGTTGGTCGGCAAGATAAGCGACTCGTAAGCGGACATACCCAAAATGCGGGGCACGCGGGCTTCCGAGATCACGTCACGAGCACCGAAGGCGCTGGCATCCAACAGACCGCTCTGAGACAAGAGGCTGTCGTAGAGGGTAGTGTTGAGGATGAGGGCACGGTCGGTCAACGGGGCTTTCTCGTCGCTCAACGCTTTGCGGAGGGCGCGGGCGTTGGTGATAGTGAAGGCCGAGAGGTTGGTGAGCGTGGCGCTATACTGCGCGGCGCTGCCGGCCGTGGTGACGAAGAGGTTGTAGAAGGAAGTCAGCACCGACTGCGCGAGGGCTTTGCCCTGCTGGGTGGCGAACTTCGTGATCTCCGCAGCCGAGGATTTGGAATACTCGGTGTCGGACAGCGAAACGGTGACGATGCGGTGGGTGTCCACGTTGATCGTGACCTTGTTCATCGTGCCGCCGTCTGCCTCGTAAGAGTCAGCGAAGGTGGTCGCGGTGAGGTTTGCGATGAGCGGAACCTCGACGGACGCGCCACGACGCACAACTTCGTTGGAATACGAGGTGGTGAAGATCGAGAGCGGCTCGAGGTCAGCGGTGAAACTCTCAAGCGCCGCTTGGGCGATGAGACGGTCGTTTAACGAGCTATTAATTGTAGCCATATGAAATTAGTAAATGGAAGCGATGATGGCGCGCTTGTTGGCGCGGTAATACTCAACGGCTTCCGAGCCGCTGAGTGATTCAAAGATTTGCGCGGCGCTCAGTTCCTGCTCGGCAGGCTGGACAACCACGGGCTCAAGGCCAACAGAAGCGACGATTGCAGCAGCCTGTTCGCCAGCACTTTTGGAGGCCGCGAGCAGCGCGGTGATCTCCTCGTCTTTGCTGGCAGATTCGGCGGTGAGGCGCTCGACTTCGGCTTTGAGGGTTTCAAGTTCCTTGGCCGTCACTTCGTCGGCTTGCGCGCGGACGGTGTCGGCTTCGACTTTGGCGGCAAGGTCGGCCTGGAGGGCGTCAACCTTGGCTTGAAGTTCGGCGTTCATTGTATCTTCCGAGGAAGTGTCAACCGCCTCGTCTGCGACGGGGGCTTCGACAATGGGCTCCGCGACAACTTCGGCGGGAGCAGCTTCTTCGGCTTTGATGGTTTTGGTCGTTTTGCGGGCCATAGAGTTTTGAAAGGTGTCAAAGCGCGCACGGGCGGCTTCGGGCGTGATGGAGGCGGCGGCTTCGATGCCGTCTTCGATGGCGTCGGCAAAACCGAGGGCCACGGCTTCGGTGGCATCGAGCCACGTTTCGTCATCCATCATCTGCGCGACTTGCTCGGCTTCCATCCCGGTCTTGCGGACGTAGGCGTTGACCAGTGTGGCCTTGAGCTTGTCGAGAATGTCGGCTTCTTTGCGAAGTTCGTCGGCATCGCCCATCGTCATGCCCCACGGGTTGTGAATCATCACAAGCGCGTTGTCGGCAATCAGTGTCTCGTCGCCAGCCATAGCGATGACCGAGGCCATCGACGCCGCAAGTGCATCAATGTGAACGACTAAGCCGCCTTTGTGCCGACGTAGCGCGTTGTAGATTGCGGCTCCTTCGACAACTGATCCGCCGACAGAATTGATGCGGAGGTGAACACGTTGGCCGGAAAGTTTTTTGAGTTCGGCAAGAAAGGATTTTGCGGTGACGCCACCAAAACCGATCTCATCATAAATGGACACTTCGGCTTCGCCGTCTGCGGTCTGTTGAATTGCATACCAGTGGCGACTCATTGCGCTTGCTGCGGTGTCAATGCGCTGCCGTTGTTTGTCGGCGGCGCAGGGTTGGGATTGAAAGTGGCAATGCTGTCGGCGCTGATGCCAAACTCTGCGGACAAGTCGGCCAGATACTTGGCCTCGACGGCGCGCTGGCGAAGCTGGTCTTTCCACTCAAGGCCGCGCTCGCTGTAGTCTTCCGAGTAAGTGCGGAGGCCCGCGCGGACATCGTTCAAGTTGGCTTGCGCTTCGCGTCCGTAGTCCACGCTTGCAGCAGCCGGGCGCTGCCATTCGACGCGCCACCAATTTTCGTTTTGCGGGATGAGGCCGCGCTGCATACCGAGCGTGATGACGTGCGCCCACACGCGGGAGCAAAGGCGGTCGATGAGCAAGGCTTGGCGCTGCTCAAAGGTGCGTTGCGCGCGGACGAGCACGGCGCGCAGGGCCGCGCCACCCGCATCGGCGGGGCGCGCGGCAAATTCCCAGGGGACGCCGATGTTGAGGCAGACTTCGCGGAGGAGAAGGTCGCAGAACTCGCGGAAGTTTTGCGTCGGGCGGTTCGATGTCCAAGAGATCAAGTCTTCGCCCATGCCGAGACGAGGAATCGCGCCGCCTGCGTTGCCGAGGGATTCGACGGTGACTTCGCTGTTGTCTTGGCTGTTGACGCTGGCGGTGGATTCGCCGAAGAAGTCGGCCCCTTGCGGGTTGCTCGACTTGATGGCGAGGGCGATATAGGAGGAAATCTTGAGCGCCATTTTCTCGAACGAGATGGCGTCGGACACATCGCGGAGGTGGTTGATGGACGGGGCGAGCGGCGTGACGTAGCGGAGTTCGTCGCCTTGGCTCGCCTCGCCGACGTGGATGAGTTGCTGCGCGGGGATGTCCTCAAAACGCTGGGCGGGGTCCATGCCATCGCCGACCAGGTGGCGGTAGAAGATCGGGCGCAGCTGCGGATTGACCACCACGCCGTCGATGATGTTCTGCGCGCCTTCGCGGGCGGTCGGGTTGCTCGGCTCGTAAATCGAGGAGCGCGCATCGCCGATGCGGTGGGCAAGGATGAGTTGCAACGCGGGATA